CCTTCACGACCAGATCCGAGACGACGGGCAGGAGCGGCAGGAAGGCGATAACGACGTCACCGGCGGCGTTGGCAAGATCCACCAGGATCGGCCCGAGGGCCTTGATGATCGGCTGGAGAGCCTTCCCCAGCGCCTCGATCAGCACCTGAGCCGGAGGCCCCAGCGCCGTCAGCACCGGACCGAGCGCCCGCAGCGCCTGATCCAACAGCGGGGCCGCGGTCTTCCCGAGCACCGACATGGTCTCGAACAGCGCCTTGAGACCACTCTGCACGGCCTCGCTCGCGAACGTCTTCGCCAGCATCCCCGAGATGGTCTTGAGCACGCCGACGAAGCCGCCGCCGCTCACCTCGGCCGCGTCGAAGACGGACCCCAGGATCGAGGCGACGTTGCCCGCGATGTCGACGAGATCACCGATCAGGTCGATGGCGTGCTCGATCGCCTTCTGCATCGCGCCAGACGCGAATGCCTTGTCGAGCTTCTTCCCGACCTTCTCCGCGCCCTTGCCCGCAGCCTCCGTGAGCCGCTCGAAGGACGGGCCGGCCGCGGCCGCGATCTGGGTGAACTCCTTCACGACAATGCCGGGAATCCCCGACAGGTTGTGCAGACCCTTCGACGCGGAGCGCATGGCCTGGCCCAACGTGCCGTTGTCGGCCATCTCGCGGGCGGAGGCGGCGGCGCCCTTGGCCATGTCGTTGAGGGCCCGAGCGGAGTCGACGAGGTTCGTACGGAGCACGGGCAGCACGGAGGCCGCGGTCCTGTGCAGCTCGCCCGCCAGGCCCTTGAAGAGCGCCTCCTGGACGTCCAGTTTCAGGGCGTCCCAGGCGGGCTTGAGGGCGATGACCTGCCGTACGAACGCCTGCGCGGACGGTGACAGCTTGGACATGGCGTCGTTGAGCTTGTTGACGCCGCCCGTCGAGCCGCCCACAGCCTCGGTGAGGCCCTCTTGGGCGCGCTTGACGTTCTCCAGGCCCTCCTTCGCGGTGCGGGCCTGCTCCGCCTGCGCGTCCTTGAGCGCCCGTACGGCGTCGGACACGTCGCGGTTGGCGTCGGAGACCTGCTGCTGCGCGTCCACGACCGTCTTGGAGCCACCGACGCCAGCCTTGTTCGCGGCGTCGGTGTCGGACTGGAGGCGCGTGGTCTCGGTCCGCTGCTCCGCCAGGGCCTGGACGGCCTGGTCGTAGCCGAGCTGCGCCTTGGCGATCTCCTCATCCGAGGCGTTCGAGTTGGAGGCGCGGACCTTGGCCAGCTCCGCCTCGGCGTCCTGGACGTCCAGCACGGCCTGCCGCTCGTCGAGCTTGGCGTCCTTGAGCTGGTTGTTCATGTCCTCCAGCTCGCGCGCGGCCTCCTTGCGCGCGGCCGTGAGGTCCTGCTGTGCCCGCCGGGCGGCCTTCTGGGCGTCGGTGAGGTTCCGCTCAGCGTCCTCGGTGGCGCGGGCGGCCCGCTGGTTGGCGAGCGCGGCCTGTTCCTGCGCGTCCTTGAGCTGCCTGAGGGCGTTCGCGTGCTGCTTCGCCGCACCGCCCCCGCCACCACCCCCACCGCCGCCGGTGGCCGGGGCGAAGGCAGCGGACAGAGCGCCCCCGATGCCGCTGGTGCCGATCTTGAGAGCGGCCACGGCCTGCGCCAGCGCGAAGACAGCCGTCGCGCCGACCGCCGCCGCCGGCGCGATGTTCGCCAGCGTCGCCGCCAGCCCGGCCGCAACCGGCACAGCGGCGCCCAACTTGGCCGCCATCAGCGCGCCCTGCGCCACCACCCCGCCGAGCGCGCCCGCCATGCCGCCGAGACGGCCCAGGGAGGTGTGCAGGCGGCCGCTCTCGCGGGTGCCCTCCCTGAGTCCCTGGCCCATGCCGCGTCCCTCGGACACGAACCGGCCACGGATGTCGCGCAGCCGCCCGTTCAGGTCGCGCTGGAAGCCCCGCATGCGGAGCTCGTCCTGGGTGAGGACGCGCTGAAACTGGGAGTCGTCCGCCCGGATGTAGCCGACCAGTTCGCCGATGGTCAGAGACATCCGGACCCCCTCCTATGACTTGGCTGGTGGGGGTGCGAAGTGCCTGCTGAGGCGTGACTCGACGGAGAGCAGGCCGAGGATGCGCAGCCGGAGCCAGCGCCAAGAGCGCCGCCGGAGTAGCCGCTGCTCGCCGACGTCGATGCCGTAGACCGAGTGGAGGTCGGCCTCGATGAGCGGCCACTGCTCCAGGAGGGCGGCCCAGGTCAGGTCTTCGCGACCTTGCGGCTTTTCGCGGTAGCCCGCGGGGCGCTCGTACCACTCGTAGAGCCCCGTCGCGGGGTCTTGCTCGCCGCGGCCGATCCACTCTTCTTGGCCTTGCGACGCGCTTCCCGATTCGGGGCCAGGAGAGAAGGGTCTCCGGCCGCCTTCCAGTACGTCTGGGCGGTCTCGACGCCGTTGGTGATCCAGAACATGGCGGTGAGGCCCATGTGCCGGAGCTCCGCCCAGTCCCTGCCGTCCTTCAGCAGCTCGCCGTAGACCGGGCCGAGCGAGAGCTGGAACAGGTCGCGTTCCTCGTCGTCGTCCAGGGCTTCGGTGTCGATGGCCTCGCCGCCGTTGAGGAGCCGGGCGGCGAGGGTGGTGATCGTCTGGACTCTGAGGCCGTCCTCGGCAGAGGGCGACGGGATTCGGTACACCTTGCCCTTGAGCGGGAGTTCCAGCGCGTCGTCGAAGAGGGCGTCCAGCGCCTCGAAACGAACGGCCATTACAGCGGGTTGTCGATCTGTGCGAGGACGCCCTTGCCCGTGAAGGTCACCGCGACCTTGTCCAGCGCGGTGCGCTCACCACCGGCCGGGGCCCAGGTGACCAGCGCGATGCCCTGGTAGGCCTCGGGGAGGCCGTCGCGGTCCATCCACCGGATACCGACCTCGGACGCGGCGCCGAAGGCCAGGGCGGCGGCGCGGGCGGCCTCGTGGACGGGGTGGTAGGCGGTGGCGTCCGCGGTCGCCTTCCGGTTGTGGGTGACGCTGACGTTCCAGGACTGGCCCGTCTTGGTGTTGTCGGCCCAGCCGCCTTCGTCGTAGGTGCTGGAGTCCTCGATGTTGGGCGGCGTCTCGTACTGGAAGTTCGTGACGGCCGGGTAAAGCTGCCAGTCGGGTGTGACTGTGGAGCCCATGTTGAGCTCCAGCCGCCAGCGGCGGGCCAGCGCGGTCTCCGGGGTGGGCGTCGACATGGCCCATCACTCCTATTCGTACGCGTAGGGGGTGGACCGGACGGTCCGGAGGTAGTAGTTGGAGGCGATCTCCAGGCGGCCTTGCGCGTCCGCGCCGAGCTGCGCCTCGGACTGGCGCCAAGCCAGATCCACCAGCACCGCGCCGAAGCGGAAATGGCTGCGGTTGTCGAGGAGGTCGAACACGCCGTCGGCCATGGCGAGGACCTGACGCGGGTCGACGCCCGCGCGCATGCGGATCTGCATGCCAGTGGTCGCCTCCGCCATGCCGGTGTCCTCCACCGGGTACGGCGTCAGGCAGATCACGCGGTCCGGGGCGTCCGGCATGGAGCCGATGACGATCCCGGTTTCCGTCGTGGTGTAGGCGGGGCCGGCCGGGCGGTAGACGCCGAGGCCTGCGTCAGCGAGCAGCGCGGCGGTGCCGTCGACTAGGTCGGTGGTGTAGCTCACGCACCACCTCCCGGGCATGCCGAAGGGCCCGCGCGAGCGGGTGGGGAAGGGGGTTGGTCAGCCGCGCAGCCACTCGCGTAGGGGCGCGGCCATCAGCTCAAGGAGCGTCTCGCGCTCGGTGTTCATCGGGCCTTCGAGGTACTTGGCCGTGCGGCCGGGGAGGTGCCGGTAGTCCATTTCCTCGTGCTGCCGGACCGCGTACGGGGTGTCGAAGGACACGGCGCCGAGCAGGCCTTCGCGGGAGGCCTTGCCGGAGCGCTCCAGCGTGCCCTCTTCGAGCGGCACGACCTCTTTGGCCTTACCCAGGAGATGCTCCAGCGCCACGTCCAGGCCCTCCCCGACGAGGTGCTGCTCTTGGCTGGACAGCCGCCGGCCCTCCCAATTCAGCTGGGTGTACTGGCTCATTGCAGCTGCACCTCCAGATGATCCGGTGTGGGCAGGCCGCCGCCGTCGCGGCGCAGTGCGGCGATGACGGTCGTCTGACG